TCGGTGTTCTTAGAGAATCACCAGTTCGTTTTGTACAATCAAAGGGTTATGGATTTTTATCTGATAAATTGGATGGAAAGAACAGAGGTTTAAAATATTCTGGATACAAGGAACCTGGAGAGATAGAGGGCACAAGCAGAGAGCGTGTCTTGTTTGTAGATCCAAAAGATTTGCGTGGTGATCCAGGAAGCGTGCCTGGTAGTGTATCCCAACATAACTGGGAAGAACCATATACGATTGCTTGGTCACGGCTCTCGGACCGTGATCTTGGTGGCAAATACAGTGGTAAGACAGTAACGTTCGCAGACGAAATACAATCGGATATTTTTCAAGGCTCACAAAAAATGGCGGGCAAACTTGCAGCTAAAATTAAATACATGGCTGACAACAATGTGCCACTAGACAAAATTGATGACGACATTCAAAGAGAAATACTTGCATACTTTGGCGATAGAAAGCATGTATTTAGAGAAAGTCTACCAAGTGCTGCAGCTCTAAAACAAGAGTACGATCAGTTAATGTCCTTACAAGATCAACTTCGTGAATTAGCAAATACTCCTGTACCAGAAATGACAGACGCTATGATTGAGGCAGCAAAAAAAGTACAGTTTCAACAAGCAGATGTTTTAGATAATTTGACACAAAGACTTAACTTAGATTTAAACAGATATTTATTTCCAAACTTACCATTCAAACTACGTGGTCAATGGGCCGATGCTTCTATCAAAAGAGATATCTATGAAGCTGCTTACAGAAAGTTTGTTCTTAAAGATCCTAATGCTACAGATTACTATGCTGTAACGCCAGCAAATTTAGTGACAAAAAGATATAGCCATGAAGGAACAACTGCTACTCCTGCAGCTGATAGAGCGGCAGATAAAGAACGCAGAATACAATCATGGGTAAGTGGAGGTATGGATGGTGATATTGGAAGCTCAAGATATCCAGGTGTAGGCATGTATGAGTTTTACGGTGGACCAGGTGCAGACGTGGTAACAGAATCAGGTAAGCACTATACAAGTGAGATAGAGAAGATTTTAAAGAGAATTGCTAGAGAAAACAATGTGCCACTAGAAGTTCTACCAGTGAGAATTGGTAGGGGTAATCCTAATGAGGTATTTAATGTTGTTGATAGAGACACTGGCCAAATATTAGGAACTGGTAATACAGGTAGACAAGCTGATGCTATTGCAAATGATATAATTGCTAATTCAGATAGAAAGGTTGTAGTACAAAGAGCCGAACAGTTTGACACAGCGGATAGTTTTGGTATAGAATTGACACCTTCAATGGCAGAAGCATTCAAGGCATACATGGCTAAGGGTGGCTATGTAAACGAGGAGATATTATTACCATATGGCGATTGATAAAAGAATTACAGGGGATATGGACCCCAACGATCCAAGATTAGAACAAGTTACTCTAAATATTGCTAATGAAGAAATGGGCGAAGCTACGATGCTTGAAGATGGCTCTGCAATTGTTGGTGAAGTACAAGAACCTTTAGAACAAGAATTTGACTCTAACTTAGCTGAGTTTGTCAGTGAAGATGTGTTAACAAATATAGCTAACGATTTGTTAGATAAATACGAAAGGGATAAATCATCAAGAGATCAATGGGAACAAAGTTACAGAAAAGGTTTAGATTTACTTGGATTTCAATACACAGAGAGATCAGAACCGTTTCAAGGTGCAAGTGGTGTAACACATCCTTTACTCGCTGAATCAGTAACACAGTTTCAAGCACAAGGTTATAAAGAACTCCTACCTGCTGGTGGCCCTGTCAATACAATGATTATTGGTAAAAATACTCCACAAAAAGAAGAACAAGCGCAGCGTGTAAAAGAATTTATGAATTATCAAATCTGTCATGTGATGGAGGAGTATGATCCAGAGCTTGATCAAATGCTATTTCATTTACCTTTAGCAGGTTCCGCTTTTAAAAAAGTTTACTATGATGCAGCTCTTGAAAGAGCAGTATCCAAATTTGTATCGGCTGATGATTTGGTTGTACCATACTCAGCTACTGATTTAACATCTTGTGATAGAATTACTCATCAAGTTAAGATGAGTGAGAACGAAGTTCTTAAACAACAAGTAGCAGGTTTTTATAGAGATATAGATTTACAATACACTTCTAAAGAAGACAAAGTTTTAAATAAAGAGAGAGAAATAGAAGGTGTAAAAAAAGTTGGTGAGGATGACGAATATACTTTGTTAGAAATTCATGTAGATTTAAACATTGAAGGCATTGATGAAGACAACGGTATAAAAGTTCCTTACATAGTGACAATAGACGAAGGGTCATCACAAGTATTATCAATATACAGAAACTATAAAGAGGATGATCCACTAAAAGCAAAAAACAAATATTTTGTACACTACAAGTTTTTACCTGGCATGGGTTTTTATGGCTTTGGCCTTATTCACATGCTTGGTGGTTTATCTAGAACTGCAACTGCAGCTCTAAGACAATTAATCGATGCAGGTACCTTATCTAACTTACCAGCAGGTTTTAAGGCAAGAGGTCTTCGTATTCGTGATGATGACAATCCTTTACAACCAGGTGAGTTTAGAGATGTAGATGCTCCTAGTGGTGATTTACGTGCTGGCTTGATGCCACTACCTTACAAAGAACCAAGTGCAACATTAATGCAACTACTTGGTTTCGTTGTTGAAGCAGGCACTAGATTTGCAACTGTAGCTGATCAGAAGATCGGTGATAGTGTTGCAGCCAACGCACCTGTTGGCACAACAATGGCATTGATGGAAAGAGGCACAAAAGTAATGAGTGCCATTCACAAAAGATTACATTATGCACAAAAAGTAGAATTTAATATTCTTGCAAGAATTTTTAAAGAATCTTTATCACCTACTTATCCTTACAAACCAGCTGGTGAACAAGGGTTTGAATTAATCAAACAACAGGATTTTGATGACAGAGTTGATATCATGCCTGTCAGTGATCCTAATATTTTCTCTATGTCTCAACGTGTTACGTTGGCACAAACACAATTACAACTTGCACAGGCAAACCCACAAGGTCATAATATGTACGAGGCATACAGACGTATGTATGAAGCTTTGGGTGTAAAAGATATTACAGCTATATTACCACCACCTCAACAGCCGCAGCCGTTAGATCCAGGTAATGAAAATTCTAAAGTAATTTTAGGTCAACAACTACAAGCTTTTAGAGGGCAAAATCACATGGCCCACATAGATGCTCACCAAGCATTAATGACATCAGTTTTAGTTAAAAATAATCCACAAACTTTAATTTTATTAGAGTCACACATTATGCAACACGTTGCTCTACAAGCTAGAGAAGAAGTAGAAGAAGAACTAAGACCAGAAATTGAACAGCAAACACAACAATTAGGTGGTCAACTACCACAAGAGTTACAATTACAATTCCAAGAAGTCATTGAAGCAAGAACTGCAGAGAAAATTGTAGAAATGACAGAAAAAATGATTCAAGAAGAGCAGGAGTATCTTGATGAACAAGGTCAAGATCCACTAATTGACTTAAAACAACAAGAAATTAACTTAAAAGCTATGGATACAGAGCGAAAAGCGGGCGTTGATGCAGCAAAATTACAACTTGATGCAGCAAAATTAGACCAACAAGCTAAATTAGCGCAGGATAAAATTGATTCACAAGAGGATATTGCGCAACTTCGTGCAAATGTTAACCTTTCTAAACAAAAACAGTGAAGAAAAAACAGAAAAAAGTCGCAAAAGTAATGCGAGAGTTTAAAAAAGGTAAATTAAACATTGGCGGATCTAGAAAAAAGGTTAAATCTAGAAAACAGGCAATAGCTATTGCACTAAATGAGGCAGGAATATCTAAAAATGGAAAACGCAAGCGATAAATTAGCTAAATACTTTGACTCTTTATGGGTTATTGCAGAAAATCATAGCAATTCTTCTGAAGATAGTGTACTTTTAGCTGGTGCTATGATGGGTGTAGCTAAAATGATATATTATAATCATTTAAGCAGGCAAGAAGCGCAAGAATTACTTGATCACAATGGGTATGATCTGTTAAAACTGCTAAAACCTACCATACACTAGGAGAATAATTATGGATCATCAATTAACACCAAAGCAAAAGAAAAGATTAGAAGATCTTTTTAAAAAACAGAGAAAAGACAAAGGTAAAAGATTTGATCCTAAGCAATACGGTAAACCACCAAAAGGATTACTTGATAAATTAAGAAAAAAGAAAAAAGACGGTGTTATTAATTTTAAAGAATTAGAGAGAATGCAAAAAAGAAAACCAAAAGTTATGGAAGCAAAAAAAGGTGGCAGCGCTAAGTTTCCTGATCTTAGTGGTGATGGTAAAGTTACACAAAAAGATATTTTAATTGGTAGAGGTGTTATAAAAAGAAAAAAAGGTGGACCAGCAGCAGGTGGAGCTAAAAAGAAAAGAAACCTTAAAGATACAGTTAAAAAAGTCATAGAGGGTTTTAAAAACAAACCAAAAGTTTTTGGCGATATATTTAAAACTGGACCAAAAAGAGTTCCAAGACCTAAATTACCTAAACCAAAAAAACCAGGTGAGATAACTAGAGTTCCAAGACCTAAACTCCCAAAACCTAGTGACTTCACCAAACCAAAAACAATGACTCCTGCAAATAGGAGAAAACCAAGAAAAATGGCTACTGGCGGGGTTGCTGGTAGATTAGCTCAACGAGGATATGGAAAGGCAAGATCATGAACTTTAAAAAAACAAAAGTAGAAGTAGTTAAACAAAAAAATCCGTTTCCTACTATGAAAGTTGGTTCTGATGCAGCGATTGTTTATTCACCTTTTGTTGTTAAT